AAAAACCGAACGAAAATTCTCGTAAATCATTTTCCGGGATTTCTCGCAAAAATTAAAATCAAAATAATTGCGAGAAATTTCATAAAAATTTTCAGATCACAAAAGTTCGGTATTTCTCGCAGGAATTAATTTCAGGAAAAATCTTTCCGGAATTTCTCGCAAGAAAAAACCGAACGAAAATTCTCGTAAATCATTTTCCGGGATTTCTCGCAAAAATTAAAATCAAAATAATTGCGAGAAATTTCATAAAAATTTTCAGATCACAAAAGTTCGGTATTTCTCGCAAGTTACACTTCACTGTTTGCTGCTCTTTTCTGAATCAATAGCCGTATACACTTTTAATGGACACAAATACTTTGAACGTATCAAAAAAAATGTATCCGGTAACTCGCCCACAAAGCGGGCAACTCTCCTATTAAAAAAGGCGTTTCCTTCGATTCAATCAAAATATTTGCCTGTATTAGGTTGACTGACATTAACTATGTCAAACGCACTTAAATATAAAAATATATTATATAAACATATAATATATATAATGGAAGAAGTATTTGATAATTATTTGACCATGAAAATTTGTAAAGCAATATGGAGATTGAATATAGCGGATGTGAATCAATATATAAGCGGTAATACATATTATGTATCGCCTTACACAAGACAGAAATTTTACAAAGCAATCTGGAGAATGAATATTGATGATGCGAACGATGAATATAAAAGGTTTGTAAATAGTTATTTATCACTAACTCACAATCGAAAACCAACAAATCAAGACATATTACAGTCGATATTATTAGGAGAGTGCGTAAATCATTTTTTTGGGATCAACCCAATACGTGGCGTATCCATCTGATACCATATTTTGACCTGTTGCTTTATCGTGAATATATCGGGCTTGTTGTTCAGTTGTTAATTGCCATGAACTACCGCCACATTTTTTGTGTTTACGGGGAAATTTAGATGTCATATATTATATACATATATAATATATATGGAAGAAGTAATTAATGAATTAAATGGTTATATTCGTTTTATCAATTGTATCGATAAATTTGATTTCGTGTGGCATCACTATAACAATTATTGTAAAATCTACATGAATGACGTTGATGCCAGAGAATTGGAGTTAAATAGACGTATTAAAGTAAACAGAGTATTGATGAGACTTATTTTAAATAGACATTACATTTAGATATTTTTTTAAGTAAGAACATATGTAAAAGATGATTTCACCCATCCGGTCGTGCCTCCATCGTCAAATGTTTCATCGAATTTCATGCCTGGTTTAATTTCGATCGTGCCGTCTGTTGATAATTTCATGAGTCCTTGAAACATTGCATTATTGTATACAAGTATGGGACCATAAGTTGTAGATGCTGGTTGGAACCTCGTTGGAATTGTTCCACTTGCTGTATATATTGATGCATTAGTTTCATTTGCTTTGGTAAATGCATCGATGAACATTGTTACCTGTGCACCTATTTGTACATAATAACCGGTTAGATTTGATGAACTAATAGCTCCACCAACTGGGAATGAAAAACTGACGTATTCGTATTTACCCAACGATGAATTTGTAATTCCTCCTAAGAAAATACCTGAGCCATTTGTAACGGTAACATTGCCTCCAACATTCAGATTCTTTGCGATTCCCGCACCACCACCACATACCAATGATCCAGTTGATGTGTTTGTGCTTTCAGTTGTTAAACCTGCTGAAATTGATGAACAAGTAACCACGCCAGCGTATAATTTCTTGGCAATACCGACACCTCCAGAGAAAATAGCGCACCCAGTAACTATTGAAGATGAATCGGTAGTATTCAAATCATTTAACACTCCACTCATAAATAAATTTTTGCTTAACCCCATTCCTCCGGGAACAATTAACGCACCTGTCGTTACGCTTGTAGATTCGGTAGTTAATGATACGGATACACCACCGTGAATTGTTCCACCCACATAAAGATTTTTGGCTATACTTGCACCACCGGGAATTATGATTGCGCCACTACCAACGCTTGTACTTTCGATTGTTGAAGGAAAAGTAACGACGCCAGGTTGAATTATCAAGGAGTCATAAGTGATCGGCAGTAATCCTATTCTAAAACTATTATCTGAATAATTGTACATATACGTACCAACTGAGTCACTTGGGCCCAAATACATACCGCATGGAACACCACTGTTAGACTTAACTCTTATCATATTTTGTGTTGCTACTATCGATGTAAATTGTCCACAATACAATTGTTTGGCAACACCAAGCCCTCCAGCAAGTGTGACCGATCCCGAAAATGCATTAACAGCGTCCTGTGTTCCTATAAATGAAACTCTTCCCCCAAACCCGTTTGTTTGAGGACAGATCGAGTCAGTATAAACGCTTAACCCACAATGGATATCTTTCTTACAATCCAATAAACTATTAATGGTCACCAACGATGTTGATGTACCAATATTGACATCTCCTGTAATTCCAACTCCTCCAGAAACAACTAAAGCACCTGTTGATGTGGAACTACTCACAGTGGTCGCCAATACGGATAGAGAACCCGATACGTTTTCATTTCCTCCAACATTTAGGTTCTTTGCGATTCCCATACCCCCAGCGGTAATTAATGAACCATTATATGCATTCAATGATTCAGTTGTAGCAATGACACTCAATTGACCACCAAACCCGTTTGTTTGAGGACACATCGAGTCAGTATAAACGCTTAACCCACAATGAATATCTTTCTTACAATCCAATAAACTATTAATGGTCACCAACGATGTTGATGTACCAATATTTACATCTCCTCCAATTCCGAGACCTCCATTAACAACTAAAGCCCCATTTGTTATTGAATTGCTCGCAGTTGTCGAAGTGATTTTAAGATTTCCATTTACATTCAAATTTTTCGTAATTCCACACCCTCCACAACATAACAATGAACCTGTGAGATAATTAGTTGATTCATTTGTTGATATGATTGTTTCAGTGTTAACATTCAAGTTTTGAGCGAAATTTGCATTTCCTGCAATCCCCATTCCTCCATTAACAAGTAATGATCCTGTACTTGTGGAATTGCTCGCAGTTGTGGATAACACGTGTAGATCACCAGATACATTTTCATTTCCACCAACATTAAGGTTCTTTCCAATTCCTGAACCTCCAGAAATAACGAATACGCCTGTTGTCACACTTGTGCTTTCGGTTGTTCCGTTAAATACTAAACCATTTGATGTGAGACTTCCACCAACGTTTAAGTTCGACATTATACCTACACCTCCATTTACAATAAGTGCGCCAGTTGAAGAAGATGTTGAAAATACTGTACTCCTTATCACTTCGTCCAAGCAATTTAATGAATTGGTAAAAATATTTGAGCATCCTAACCCTCCACTAACAATAAGAGCTCCAGTTGAAATATTGCTTGATTCAGTTGTAACATTGATGGTTGCACTTCCACCAATATTTAAATTTTTCATTATCCCTGCACCTCCAAGAATAACAAAAGACCCATTTGTGGAAGATGTTGACTCGGTTGTATTTATACTGTGGATTTCGCCCCCAATATAACAATTTTTATTAACACCTATACCACCGTCAATTTGAACTGCTCCGGAATCACAAGAAGTGGAGTCTGCAGTTGACGTGACAAAATAGGTATTTAAGATTGTTTCATTTGTTGCATAAATATTTGATGCACTCAATGTATTACAGTTAATGTGATTGCAGCCAATTCCTCCATTTACAATAAGAGCACCAGTTGACGATGAACTTGCAGTAATTGTGCTGATTAATTTTAGTTTGGACGCATATAGATTCTCCCAATTTTCTACTTTGATGTTTGAAACACTCATATTAATATAATATAGGAATATAAAAAATATTATGTATCTTTATAATATATAAACATGTCTATTTCAACTATCAGTCAAATTATCGATCCAAACCTTGAGCACCGTGACGTATCCTTTTTAGGACCACAAGAATATACAGTGAAACAAGTGGTAAGCACTTCATATTCACAGAACAACGCAACCTTTAATGCACCACCACCCTCACTTTCTTCATATTGTGACCGTTGTGTGTATATGTCATTGCCTGTTTCCGTTGTTTATGCAGGAACATCAGCCGGCGCTATGATGGTTAACCAATATGATGCATTCCGTGCTTATCCAATCCATTCAATCATTAACACAATTCAATGCACAATAAATGATCGTCAATTCAGCATCCAAGCGAATGAGATTGTACATCCAACATCACATTACAGGAAATCAAAGAATTGGGATTTATCTCCAACTTATCTTGATAAATATCAAGTGTATGCCGACGGTGTAGCAGGGAACAATAATCCATTAGGAACATACCTTGATTCCTATAGCAAAGACCTTCAATTACGGGGTTCATTTCCCTGTACAATTACCAATGGTGCAACATCAAGTACATTGGCGGCTACATTAGTCGAGCCGATTATGATTCCTCCATTTTTAGACGAAACTGAATCATCACTCGGATTCACAAATGTTTCCAACATGTCTTTTACGATCAATTATTCTTCCAATTTGGCAAGAATCGTATCACACGCAGCATCAACATCAACAATTTCTAGCGTGACTGTCACACTTGGGCAACCGACCCTCTTTTTCCGCTATGCAACGATGCCATATGATTATGTTCCAAGGCCAGTGACCTACGGATCTCAACAAATCACATATTTCACCACACCATCAGCAACCCTGACAGCAAATAGCACCGCCACAATTGCATCCACAAATGTTCAAATGCAATGCGTACCAAGTCACATGTATATTTTCTGTAGAGAGTCAAACGCAAATTTAGCCTATACCTCAACAGATACCTATACCTCAATTGAGAATATCAGCCTCACATTTGCAAATAAAACGGGCATCTTGAGTTCAGCTTCAAAATACGATCTTTTTGAGATCTCGAAGCAGAATGGACTTGTTGACAGTTGGCCAGAATTCAGTGGTATCGTGCAAAGTGCAACACTCGGTACATCCATTGGAACAATTGGATCAGTTGTTAGACTTAATTTCGGAAAGAATATCCCACTGTCAAATTGTCACGTCGGAGAGTCCGGGTCTTTTAATATGCAAATGAACGTCGGTGTCAAGAACGTAAATCAATCCGCATCAATCACCGCTCCAACATTGTATATCATTACTGTTACCCCATCAAAGTTCACTCTTGAGGTTGGTGGTGCTACTCAGATGCAGATCGGAATGCAAGAAAATATGAATGGTGAGTACGTACCATATGATGTAATCAAACATGAGTATGGTGGAAATATTTTCACTGATGGATTTAGACAAATTAGCAAGGCATTGAAGCCAGTTGTTGGATTTCTCCAGAAATATAAACCCATTTCCACAATCGCCACAATGATACCAGACCCCAATTCTATGATAGTCGGACAGGTTGCGAGAAGCGTTGGATTCGGTAGAGGAAGGCAATCAATGATCGGAGAAGGAGGAATGATGACAGGTGGAATGACTGCAGCGGGAATGCAAATCGGTGGACAAATATTGTCACGCAAAGATTTAATGAGCCGTATCCAACAAATGTAATAAATTAAAAATAGTATTATCTTTTTATTTAAAAGGATAATAATTGATTATTGTTTTTTGCACAACATTATTTTTATGTTTGCTGAATTATTTACCGGCAATTTCAAAGGTGTCAATATACCGGCCTTATCAGACCAGTAACAATTAATGTCAAAATTATAGATTGGGCTATTTGACACGAGATTGGCTTGCCTATAATTATATGTTGCATTGTATGTGATATTATTATAGAAATTTTTAATTGTCATATCAGTTGGACAGTAGTCTGACAATATAGGTATACCATAAGCCTGTCCTGTGAATTCGCATTCGATTGGTAAACTGGTTGTCATTACTATTGAATTGAAGTCAACCATGTTATCAAACGAACTGGATTGTTGTGTAATTTGATAATATCCCGTTGTATATGTATTATTTTTGGCGTCTTGTATTAATATTTGATAATCCTTATCTGTTATTGCAGTCGTTATGACTGGCATACCACATATTTTTTTGAACAACGTATTATTTAGATAAATTCTAAGTGGATATGTTAGATTTTCATCAAAATATGCTTTTGTTGCGACAAGTGATATCAATTGGGAATCAATGTCATATATGAAATAGGGAGCGTCCAAACTGGGTAATGTAACCAGCACATTTAAATTAGTCATTGCTGTTACTAATGTCGTGTTTAACATATCGATAAAATGTTGGATTTCATAAACACTGTGATCATCTGGCGTGGATCTGACTGTATATACAACTGATTCGGTCACGCTGAATGTTTTATACGTCATTGATATTTTGTACGTGTCATCAATGAATTTGAACAATGGAGTATGAAAATTTGGCAACACAAAGCGAATAACAGTTAATTGATACTCGCTTGCATTGTCAACAAATGGTGTAATCGTATTTTGATTGAATTTCAATGCTACTGGTTCAGTTGAAACGTTGGATTGAACAAGATTAATGTATTTCTGCATATATACTATGAAAATATAATTATTTTCATAAGATTAAAAACTTTCGTACAATTTAACTATTAACTCATCTTTATTTTTAATGCCATCAAAGCACGAATTAAATTCTTCATTTGTTAGATTACTGTATATCAATCTAATGCAACACCAATGACCACATGTTGAGGTATTTTTGGATTGAAGTTTTTTTTCATTATATATAATACTGTTCGGTTTCGTCAGTAATTTTGTCAAAAATGTAAATCCGGCTTCGTGGTTATCAGGATACCATTTTAAGGGAGTGTCCGGAACAGTTCCGTAAGAGTCAAAATAATTGATACCTTCCCTATTTGAAAATACACAAGTAAAATGGCCTATTTTCGCCGGTTGATACAATAGTAGGGTTTTTGGTAACAATATATTTATGTCAGTTATATTGTTCAATTGATTGTTTAACAAAAATTTACAATCAACTTTTTTCAAGATATCAGTATTTGATAATGCTATGTTCATATATATATTAGTAAGTGAATTTATCCAAAATATAACATTCTTTATTGGTCAATACATTGCGTGGTACAGATGTCTCAACTATTGCCCATTTACATTGACTATTTCTTAAATAATTAATTCCTTTCGCACAAACACCACAGTATAATTTTAATAAATTAGTTGTATGATAAACATTACTCACGCTTGGAAATATAACATAAGCACTTGCATTTTCCAGAATACATTTACTCTTTTGGCCGTTACGCATCACTTGATTAGTAAATATAATGGTAGTTCCAAATTTACCACAATGACGACCGTTTTTAATTATATCATTCATCAATTCGTATAGATATTTAACAACTTTTGGAAAACGTGCGTTTTCAATATCGTCAAACACTACAACTGTATCCTCAAAGTCTGTCCACATATATGGATCAACAAGCATATCATTATCAATTAATACTCTCAAGTACATATCTTTATTTTTTTCAAGAGTATCGTCATTGGGAATTGATGAAAACAATATGATTTTTTTACCATATATATCATGTGCCTTCTTGCAATATTCATTTAACCAGAATGATTTACCGCATTTAGGTGGACCACTTATGTATAATATTTCTCTGTCTTGTGTTGGGATTCTTTGAAATTCTTCGTCATTGTCCAACATTATATGATATTTAGTATTATTATTTTCATGGGATTTGTATTTGCATGCATTTTTTATGTGATAATCACATGATTGTGCCGTAGAAAATTTCTTATCACAATGTGGGCATATCGTACCGATTTTTACATTATTCTTTGGATCATCAGATGTAATGTATAAATAATTAGAGTTTGTTGTTTTTGCTATTGGAAATTCATCATTCTTTTTGGGTTTTAAAGCAAGTTCTAACATGTATGTATATACATTAGAATAAGAAAATATTTAAAATGGTTTAAAATAGTTTAAAATGGTTTAAAATAGTTTAAAATGGTTTTTCTAATGGTTGTAAATATGAGGGTAATGGGTATAGTCCAACATTCTTCATAAGTTCTGTTGTATGCTCATTAATATAATCCATTATTTTATGAGCATCCTCATCCAAAGTATTTATTACAAATTCTTGTGTACATTCAGTGTCTTTTGAAATAATATATTCGATATCGTCGATAAGGGGCGATATTAAACTATCATCAATTGTAATCAAATCATATAGTCTATAACGCAACATATCCAATTGATAATACATTGTTGATTTAACTAAATGCTTCTTACCGTGAATTTCGATTACTTTTTTAATTGTTTTTAATTGATTCAAAAACTGGTAAAGTATTCCCAGTTGTGTGTTAATTATATCATATGATTTTTTTACCAACGCCTCATCCTTTGTTGAAATACCAAAGGATAGCATTCTTTTCGCTGCTTTGAACATGTTCTTAGCAATTTTCGAATTAATCAACGTGTACATTGACTTTTTCAAATTATCATTTCTGAATGCGATAAAATCAATAGTTGACTCACTTGGCATATTTACACTGATTATTTCACCTGCTTCGTTTTCGCAACCTATTGTAAAGAAATTAGAAATATCACTATATATATTACCTTTAGTTATTGTGATACCTTCTATATTAATATTTGAAATCTCGTTTACACCATCTTCAATTGTATATTTATATACGTTTCCATCAAAGTCTTTTAATAATTTGTTACCCCTTGCTATTTCTGTATGTGTCCATCTCAAGATTCTATGTTTACGAATAATTGCGCTTACTTTTTCGAATGCCTTTTGATCCATTGGTTCGGTTTTCTCGTATAGATCGCAAATATAATTCATCTCGGAATCATCTATTAAATGTTTTGCATGATACATATTCATTAATGTGAAAAAATCTGGGTCGGCGGTAAACTTATTATTGGAACATGTTCCTATTCTGACATCATACAAATGGTCAAGGCCGAGTTTGACCTCAACAAAGTAATTTTTAGGCGCTTTATGTACAGCCTTTGTGACTCTCTTAATACCTGATTTAAACATTTTGACAACATCTTGTTTTTTATCTCTGTAAAGCGCTTCCATAAAATCAATGTCAGACGCATTACCTGATTTGTAGGAATACGAACCTATAACTTTTGTTGCTTCATTTTCCTTGTCAATCGTGTATAATTTGATTTCGTTCTTCACAAATTCAGGATATTTTGTTTTCACATCCATGACCTTCCTATAATCATTTGAAGTTATTCTTTGCATATAGTATATGTAAAGAAAATTAATATTAAAAATTCGCATCGACCCAATTAGTCCAAATTGTATCCTCGTCTTCGGGTAATACCTTGATTCCCATTTTTTTCATTTGTTTTTCATAACTTTTCACCTGTTCATCTTCACTTTTATCTGCAATGTCTGGATCACTTGATGTATAAATTTCGTCGAAATAATCCTCAATTGCTTTTATTGCTTTTTCGTTCCCTTCTGGTGCATCATATAATGCATCAAGTCTATCAGCCATTTTTAGAAGGTCTTTTGATGTTATTGCTGTTTTACTCTTACTCTTATTCTTATTTGCTTTTTTACTTTTATTCTTACTTGCTTTTTTACTTTTATTCTTACTTGCTTTTTTACTTTTATTCTTACTTGCTTTTTTTTGTGAAATAATATAATCCTCGTTTACATCTACCCATAATTTAAACATTAAGTAATTATCTCTGTTTCCAATGACAATACCTTTATCTGATATTTGTTTATTGAATGCTCTTTCAAATTCGTTTTTACTAACATCATAATGTTCATCATATACAGGATATTTTAAATTCTCAAATCCGGGAGTTACCAAGAGTTCATTTAAAAATTTAGTTATTTCCCTTCTTTTTTCAGGATTCTGATGTGCATCCTCCAAATCATAATATTCATTGTTTAAATCAATGAGAGATTCTGAATATAATTTATTGGTCATTGTATATATTGGGTTTAGATATTTAAACTGAACATCTATAATAAATTGGTTCTGGTTTAATGTATACTCCTCCTTTCTTTGCCTTTTCTTTTGCTTTTGCAATGATTTCCTCGATTTTTTTTGATATTTGGGTATTTTGTGCTTTCCTTGTTTCCTCCTTTGCCTTCTTTGCTTTTGCTTCTGCTTCTGCCTTCCTTAATTTTGAAATTTTTTCATCAGTTTTCTCTAATTCAGCCCTCCTTTTTCTTGTCATTTTTTTATCCTTTTTCACAACTTCGGTAAACATAGCCAATTCCCCTGTTTTTCCCTTCTTTTTTGCATCCTTATATTCTACTTTTGCTATATCTGCTTGTTTCCTCAAATTAAATTTTGATTCGTGTTCTGAATTATATTTTTTTCTGAATTCTTTTAAAAACTGCATCCATGAATTAAGTGGCTTTTTTTTAGAGTCGCTTTTAGCGAACTTTTTAGAAGTCAGTGTATGTTTTTTTCTTTTAATGACTTCTTCCGCAAACCATATTTTTTTAACTTCCGCCTCACTCCACCCTCTCTTCATTAAAATCTTTTTAAAGTGCCTCCACGCTCTATCTTTTTCAATTTTATCACTTGTTTTCTTCAATGGTTTTTTACGTCTGTACCTTCCTCCCTCTTCTGATGAATCTGATGAATATGATTCTGAATCTGACATGTTGTATATAATATGAGAAGATATTATATATATTTATTCATCGAATAAACACTCTTTATACTGTTGTCTTATCTGTATCTACATTCAAAATTATGAAACTTGTTTAACTTTTGGAATTCGTTTTTTCTTTGGTACTTCTGGTTTATCGTTATCAAGCATTTGTTTCTTCAATTGATATATTACATTCTACCATAATATCATAAATTTCATAAATGGTTTTTCCTTTAAGCCTTGAAACAAAATCATTATCACTTTCTGACATGTTTGTATATAATATATAATATGAATAGATATTATATATTAATTTATTCGAACATACATTCTTTATACTGTTGCATCTTTTCTCTTGGTCTAATTTGTATTTGTTTACAAACCAGTTTACAACCGTAATAGTTTTTAAATGTTTTCAATTTGTTTAATCCGAAAATCATTCTACATTCGCTTGTGTTGAGTCTTTTGCAAAATTCGTTTAAAGATAAATTATTTCTTTTTTCATCAAATATATTAGAATATTCGAATTTGGGGCTACATGTATAAACTCTATCCCCAGTTTTGTTATTGTAGTGTTTCAATAATTTAGATTGTTTTAATTTTTCATCCGAAAATTGTTCCATTTCTTCACCTACAATCCTATCAATATCTTTCAATACACAATACAATCCATCGTTTTCCTTTAAATTGACGGAAATAGTTTTGAATTCCTCTGAATAATAACAATTGATCCAATCTGTTTTAATAATCAAAGGTTTATCATCATAATCAACGTACCCCTTCTCATTAACGCTTAACAAATCACTTGATATTTCTTCAGGGTTCATTTATACAATAACTATAGAAATATTTATTATTATAAGTGCGTTTATATATTCTGAATTCTCGATATAATTGTGTAAGCCATTCTATTGGCATTATCTTGTTCAAATATGTAATTATCCTCTTCACACCAATGATATGCCTTTATACTTCTTCCCTGTAGACTATAAATTGTTTGACAATATGCAGGTTTAAAATGCTTATTTAATTCTGCAATACTTACCGTGTTACCATCATCAAACATAACCTCCTTTTGTGTATTCGATACAATAACCACTTCTTTATTATTGTATAATTCAACATCGATATATTTATTTGTATGACATATGTGACGAATACCGATATCCGACGACTTTTTACCCATTCTTTGCAATATTAAATCATTATATTTTTTTATTGTACTATTTCTATAAGCAATACATTGCAACGTTGACATATTATCTTTTGTTAATTCTGTTGAATGTAATTTTACTTCAGTCAATGCATTTAATTTTGAATTAATTAAGTCATCGTAATATGTAAATCCAAATGAATTCCTCATGTTTTTATTTAAATTTGTACTGAAATCGTTATAAACAAATTGTCTGTATTGTGGAGTATTTATTTGCTGGGATAAAACGGGAAGAAGTTGGTTAAAATCTCCAATACACACCAGATTTCTCCCCTGAATTGCCAATTTCATAAATAAAATAGAAGCCTGTTTGTCAGCCATTCCGACTTCGTCCACATATATTGTGTGATATATATCAGATGGTAACGTGTTGCTCAATGTGTATGTTTGCAATACATAACAATTGAAATTATTTTTTCTGTATTCATTCAATGAAGAATGACTGGGAGTTAATACCAAATACTCACCTTCAAATTTCTTTATTTCCTCAATTATGGCATGTGTTTTGCCAACACCAGCGTAAACGCTTTGTAAATTTCTATGTGAAGGGTTTTCGTTTTTTACGAAAAATGAGGCTTGGCAATCAGGAGTGTACATTTCAATATCGTTCACCATTTTCTTCACTGGCATTTCCTTCCACCCATCCATGGAGGGTAATTGTCCTCTGAATGTGATTTCATCTACCTTTATTTGCAATACATTATTCAATCCTATTTCAAGCATTTTTTTATAAACTGTCAATCTTAAACCATCTTTTACTTGGATGGCGATTGGTTTTCTATTATTCATTCCAGTTACATATGAATTAGATTTTAACACGAGTTTATATTCATCGTTTATATCATATTTCTCTCCTGAATACATGCTTGACTCATCATTGTTACACACACCGATAACGCTGTGATTAATAGATGTTGTCATATGAGTTTCCATTTTACCAATCAATATATTAATAATATTTTTGTAGTCAACGTTTAATCTTATCAGTTCATCAATCATTGGTCTGTAATAATTTGGTGTTATTTCACATTCAATCTCTTCGAGTAATTTGTACTCACATCCTAATTCCTTATATGCAAGAAGATTATAACCAGTGTATATATTTTTACATGGCATCACCTCACATGGTATAATTGGTTGTGCAACATACAAGTAAAACTTATTTATATTGGTTGGGTTAAGTGTTATTTTTGCACTCATCCAATCACAACGTATCAAATAAGGTAAATTACGTAATTGGTTTGTATGTGCTTTGTTTATATCAATAGCATGTAAATTATAATCATCATTTTTAAATGGTTTGCTCATAATAATTGGGAATTTGTTTATATCACATGGAAAAACACTATTGATATTTTGAGTAATATATTTTTGTTCAATTAAACTACCAAGTCCATCAAGTGATATGTTGGGATATATCAAGTTTTCAACACCAAACAGTTTCAATATATCATAACATTTGTTATATTCTGCATTTGCGATATATTGTATATTATCAACTATGCATGAAACAACTGGGAGAACTGTTGTATGCTCATCTCGTATATAACCATCCAACGCATCATCTTCTTGTAGAATCTCATTTGAAATATGGTGAGATGGTGGAGTATATCCAGTGGATAATACAATATCGTGAGGAACAACTCCCCTATTTAAATAATCAACAATGTCAATAAAATCGACAATTTCTATGGTATTTTTTCTATCATCGACTTTCTTTAATTTCTTTCCATCAATTAAACAAACATGGTTATTGTTACATATTACATTAAATGGTGCATTTTTTACACCATATCGTAACGTACCTGTCATATCATAAATACCGTACTTTATACCATGTCCGTGTAAAAATGTTTTCATTTCTAATATAGTAATACCAGAGACACCTCCCAAAGCATTTATCTCCTCACTAAATTTCGGAAATTTTAATAATAATATATTTCTACAACACTGACCAGAAGTGTTATCATCATCGTATATAATATTTGCGAATGCTGTCAAGTGTTTCACGTCTCCACGCAATGTCATATTAACCCATTGACCAGTTGCGTCGTTCAAAAAACGCGCCGAATATTGAATACGGTACAAGGCGGCTATTCCGACAAGAGGTTTCATATATTCATGTACACGTTTCATTATTTCTGAATCAATTACCTCATATGTGTCCACTGTGAATGTGTGAAGTTTACGAACATACCCGCCAAACTCATCCCAATGGTCGGAAATCGACATATCCGTTTTAAATACATCACTGGTAGCACATTCTCGTGGATACAGTAACCTATATGACGCCATTTTGAAAATATTATCACATGATACCAATTTCTTACCACGATCTTCACCAGAAGCGAAATCAATCAATATTTGAACGTGAATTTCAATCGCTTGACTTGATTTAAAAGCAGCGAGTTCCTCCTCTCTCTTTTCAGTAGCAATCTTCTCTGCAGCGATTTGCTTCTCAACAACCCTCTTTTTCGCACGCGCATTGAGTCTTTTGATTAATGTCAATAAGGAACCACTATCAACCGAATCCCATTGCTTAATTGTAACTTGCGGGTATTTAGTTGACAATAATTTGTAATACTTTAATATTTTTTTTACCTCAACGATTGTTAATCCGATCCATGTTGGTGTCTTATAATTAGTGAATGCTTTTGTTTGGTTAAAAATTTGACTCTTAATGTTGTTTGCAATTCCTCCGTATAATTGTGACATCTATACTATACTGTAGATAATAAAATTATGTTTATATAATTTTACTATATATATAATTATAATATTTTAAACGCACTCTGGATGATGCCTCTTATTATGTAGAGGTGTATTTTTGTGTGACTGTTCGCACAATGGACATACGATTATTTCCTTAATGATTCTTATGCGTGGAACATAAAAGGATAATGATTCAGCATTTGCTTTTAAACGAAATACTTCATCTGTATGACGTTTGTTATTATAATAATTATTTCTATATACTCTTAAATGTTCCTTTATCTCTTCATCTGTAAAAACTTTCTTCCTTCCTGCATTATGATGTTTGTTTATAATGTCAGTATTCATGTTATAGTATATATATATTATATGTTTATATAATATATTTTTATATTTAAGTGCGTTTGACATAGTTAATGTCAGTCAACCTAATACAGGCAAATATTTTGATTGAATCGAAGGAAACGCCTTTTTTAATAGGAGAGTTGCCCGCTTTGTGGGCGAGTTACCGGATACATTTTTTTTGATACGTTCAAAGTATTTGTGTCCATTAAAAGTGTATACGGCTATTGATTCAGAAAAGAGCAGCAAACAGTGAAGTGTAACTTGCGAGAAATACCGAACTTTTGTGATCTGAAAATTTTTATGAAATTTCTCGCAATTATTTTGATTTTAATTTTTGCGAGAAATCCCGGAAAATGATTTACGAGAATTTTCGTTCGGTTTTTTCTTGCGAGAAATTCCGGAAAGATTTTTCCTGAAATTAATTCCTGCGAGAAATACCGAACTTTTGTGATCTGAAAATTTTTATGAAATTTCTCGCAATTATTTTGATTTTAATTTTTGCGAGAAATCCCGGAAAATGATTTACGAGAATTTTCGTTCGGTTTTT